GCATATATTGCTTACTGCATGTTTAGGAAATTCTTGTGTCGAACAAGATGTGCAATGGTTTGAGACAAGAGAAGAGTGTGAAGCAAAGTTACCTGAGTACCTTGCTATTCCGCCGGACAATAATTGGACATCAGTGACTTATCAATGTAAGCCACTTAATTCATTATCAACATAACTACGAGGAAAAAACTTTATGATCAAAGGATTTAAAATTCCACAAACAACATTCAAAGTTAGAAATGGCGACTCAGTCTTAGATGATGGTTGCAGTTTTGACGAAGGAATGTGGACAACAATGACAACAGACGATTACTTCAAAGGTAGACGTGTGGTGTTGTTTAGTCTTCCAGGTGCATTTACACCAACTTGCACAAGCACACAGTTACCTTCATTTGAAGAAAACTATGCTAACATCAAAGAATTAGGTATTGACGAAGTATACTGTTGTTCAGTTAATGATACATTTGTAATGAATGCATGGGCTGAGATACTTAAAGTAAACAATGTAAAAGTTATTCCAGATGGATCTGGTAACTTTACAAGATTTATGGGTATGCTTATTGGTAAGAACCACAGAGGCTTTGGTAATAGAAGTTGGCGTTACATGGCTGTGATCAACGATGGTGTTGTTGAGCAGTGGTGGCAAGAACCTGGTATTAACAATAACGGTGAAGATGATGATCCGTATATTGAAACTACACCAGAAAACATGATGTCTTATTTGAAAGATGTGCATTTTGCACCAAAGGCGGCAGAATAATGCATCATCAAACAGATACGTTACACCCAAGCGAATACTTTAGTGTCTTTCCTACCTGTGTTGGTATGTATGATATTAAAGGATACCACCCAGCAGAGGAACCAAAGACTATGTCTTTGATTCAAAATGAACAACCAACGGATGTATTAGATACACTACCGTTATTGAAGAAGTCCATTAATGACTGTATCAAAGCATATACTAATGAGTATGGTGTAGATTATCATGAAGTGAATGAATCATTTTACGAGGTAATTGAATCTGGTAAAGGAGTTGATTCAAAATCTTATGATAACAGTCTGTTTGTTGGTTACTACTTTCCGATAGCAATAAAGGATAGTATTGATTTGATTCTTGAACAACCTTACAAGAATCCAATCGCGGCTCCGGCAGATAAATCCGTGAGCATTTACACAGCACCGAGCGAGAAGTTTATAATTGACACCGGAAGATGTATTATAACTCCTGCACATTTGGTAAGAAGTATCACACCAAATAAATCGGAGAAGCCTGTGAATATGATTACATTTACAACTAAGGTCGTAGACATTGAAAAAATTACTTTCAACGACTAAGAAAGAACGAAAGACACTGTTCGGCAGTGTTCTTTGGGTAACTAATACAACTTTTGGTTACATAAGTGTTTGACTTTGTTTGCAAATTAGTGTATAATGTAATAGTTGGTAAGGATAGTATCTTTATCGCAAACTTGAGTAAACTTTAATTATATATAGGAGAAGTTATAATGACTAAAACTACAATTCAAGAAAGAGTACTTACTGCACTCCAAGACGGTAAAGCACTTACAAGTGCAGATCTTAAGAACAGATTTAAGGCTGGTAACCCACAAGCGGTAATCCAAGCACTTAAATTTGCTGGTCACCCAGTGTTCTTAAACACAAGAAAAAACAGCAGAGGTACAAAAGTATCAAGATACGTAATGGGAACTAAGGCTCCTAAAGCGGTTATCGGTGCTGGTTACAAAGCATTAGCAAAAGGTCTATTAGACAACTAATAGCAATTTTGTTATTTTCTAAGATAGGCGGCCTTTGTGTCGCCTATTTTTTTGACTAAATAATTATACAACGTTCAGCCGATTATAGGCCGGAAGTAAGCATCTATGCTGAAGGAACGCACTTAACTGTAAAAAGGAGAGTGTAATGAACAGATACGATTACCTACTTAAATCATACCGTGAGCAAAAAATGAGAGAACGCAAGGAGAAAATCCTTATGAACACTCGCTCTGAAGTAAACGTGTATGGAAATGGTACGACTGGATATACTGTTACAACTGGACCAAACACTGGTAAAGTCTTAAAACATATATCTATCAACCACGACAACAAGTAACCAAAATAGTACTTGACAATACGGGTGCAATCTTATATAATAATAACTATGCACCCGTAGCTCATCTGGATAGAGCGTATGTTTGCGGAACATAAGGTAATAGGTTCGAGTCCTGTCGGGTGCGCCAAAATGATAAATAACGAGAAGAAAAGTTAAGCCGGTGCTCACTGGCAAATTTTTTTTGACACATAACTCAGAAGGAAAAGAAATGACGCAAATAATATCCCCAAGTAAATTTACAGAAACAGTTGGCCTTTTAAGGTCATTTTTTTTGGAAAAAGGATTTCTCGAAGTCCACACACAAAATAGATTAAGCATACTGGCGGCATGCGAAGATCCATTTAACGTAGCAACATACAAGTACGCCGGAGAAACATGGCCCTTACCGCAAACAGGCCAAATGTGGCTTGAACACGAATTATTAAGTAGCCCCTCTTCGAAGGGGTTTTTTTGTGTCTCCACTTCCTATAGACAGGAACCTAATGCAATACCAGGTAGACATGATATAATATTTCCAATGTTTGAATTTGAGATGCCAGGCAACATAGATGATCTTAAAAAGATGGAATACGAACTATGTGAATACTTAGAGTTCAAGAAGCCTACAGAAAAAACTTATGCTGAATGGCAGGCAACTTATAATGTAGAAGGCGAACTTACAGCAGAACACGAAACTAAAATGTTTAACGATTACACATCAACAATGATTACAGACTTTCCAGAGTTTACAAGTCCTTTCTGGAACATGAGTAGATATGGCGACGGTATACACAGCAAGAAGATTGATGTGATACTTGGCGGAATGGAAACTATTGGATCTGCAGAACGTAGTTGTGATGTTGATATGATGCGTGATACATTTCATACAATTACAAACGGTGAATACTCAGCATTGTTATTCAAACTGTTTGGTAAAGAAAGAGTTGAAGCAGAACTTGAAAAGTTTTTAGAGTTTGAATTCTTTCCAAGAGTAGGCGGTGGTATTGGTATGACACGTATGATTGCGGCCTTAGATACGAAGTAACAATAATCTGGGGTGGTGAAATTGGTAGACACGCACGATTGTTTCTCGTGTGATGAATGACGGCAAATTATTTATCGTGGAGGTTCGAGTCCTTCCCCCAGAGCCAATTCATACTGTGTTAATGTTCTAAATCATAAATATTTACAGTACATTAATTGTACTGTGGACCGCGGTCATAAGACAACCGGCACGTAACTCTAACTTGGAGAAACACGATGCAATGGACTACTCCACAAATTGTAGAAGTGTCAGTAGGTTTAGAAATAAACTGTTACGCTTGTGCAGAAATTTAGGTTGACTTTAAATTATTAAGAACATATAATATAATTTTAACTTGGAGCCGACTTGTAATGAGAAGGCTCCTTTTTTTATGAAAGGACCGTCGATGAAAACATTTGGTTTCGAAATAATTTTATTTGGTTGGCTTGCCTATAATATATTTGTAGAGATACATGATTATATTGCAGAGTCAATAGAAGAAGACGAGCAAACAATAGTTGCACCTGAACCTGTAAACCCAGGAGCAACCAATGTTAAGTAAATTTATGATTATAGTATGGTTGGGATATAACTATGAACAACCTGTATTAATAGGGCATGTAGAAAACTGTGATAACGGAATGAAGATTGCAGAACAGTTACACCCTGACCACAAAGCCTATGCTTGTTTCTCAGAAGAACACTGGGAAAAGAACAAGTGGTTTATATTACAGTGGTAGTCTATTAGTACATAGGTACAAACTATTAGACTGTACTGCTTTTCTGTGCTATTATAGTTTAAATATAGTAGAAGGAGAGCAGTTCATGCCACCACGTAATCACAAGAGTTGGTTAGCAAAGCCTAACGTAGAATCAATCAGTAGCGAAGCCTACAACTGTCCAGAAATATTTAAACAAGAAATAGAACGTATCTTTTCAAAGGTATGGGTACCTGTTTGCCATATAAGTGAAATGCACGAAACAGGAAACTTTAGAACAACACAAATTGCAAACGTGAATGTTATAGTAGTAAATGACTATTATGGTGTACGAGCATTTTTAAATGACACAATACAACAAGTATCAGGAACATTAAGTTGTTCGTATGAAGGTACAGAATTACATTGCGAAGTAAAGCATGGAGGTATGGTATGGGTAACACTTGATCCTAATCCGTCCATGGACGTAGAACAGTGGACCGCAGGTGCATTTGATTGTATAGCAGATGCTATTGACACAGAAGAAATGGAAGTGTTTCATTATCACAAAGCAATCATAGATACAAACTACAAACTATGGCATGACACAAACAGTGAGTTCTATCACGACTTCATGCATTACTTTAACCGTGTAAGTGGATTCAATGACGAATACTTTGCACGTAAGAACATACCGTTTGACAACGGGCATGTGAACGTAAGTTCATTTACTGTAAACTATGAGGAGTACGACGGCTTTGAAGATAGAGGCGAACTGTCATTTCCTAACCTACCACCCAACCAATGGTATATGGTAGACTTGTTTCCAGGATATAATTTTAATTTACGCGGAAGTGCGTATCGTTCGGACTCAGTGACTCCATTAGGTCCTAACCGTGTGCTGATCGAGTTTAGGGGATACGGACTAAAAAAAGATACAAAAGAAGAAAGACTGACACGAATCAAACATCACAACAGTATATGGGGACCATTTGGTCGAAACCTCCATGAGGATCTAATCGGAGTTGCTGGGCAGGGTACAACTATGCGTGAAGGAACTGAAAATAGACGCATACTACATGGTAGACATGAGAACGGTACTATACATGACGAAGTAGGTATGCGACATTATTATACAGAATGGGGTAAACATTTGGATATGGATCCTTATGCGTAGACGATTGTTTAAATTTTTAGATTGGTTATCTCGAGACATAGGTCCTAAACATATGGGTCGTAACTAAACAAAACTGGTTGACTTTAAAACACTTTGACTGTATATTAAATATAATAACAGTTGAAGGATACCCCTATGTGGAAAGATGAATATTGCGAGTTACCTCCAGAAGAAAACAAATCTGACAAAATTGCGTTTTTGGTTGCTATGATAGGAGCCACAACCGTTGCCATTATGCAACCTGATAATCAGTTGTTAGTAGTGGTAGTAGGGTTAGGGCTATATATTGGTATGCGATGGTCAAGAGCAGTATGAACATGTGGGAAATTTGGTGTAAAGCGATAGGAGAAAAAGCATATGAAGATAGTAATCGGTCTGACAGAGTTGCAATTATACGTAGTTGCTGGGTGGTGTTGCACATTTTTACTTGCCTTGCTATTATCTTAAATGCAATAGCAAATCACGGCTGGGGTTTATTTGGTTTTTGATAAAAAAGTTCTTGACTTTTTGGAGTAATGATAGTATTATATAAACATAATTAGGCATACAGAGAGGCAACTATGAGAACACAACCACAGGACGTAATAACAAAACTTGAACAACACAATAGCAGATTGGACAAAGAGACTATTCTGTTTGGTGCAATGGGCGAAGGACTTGATGAGTTTTTCGAAGGTGTAACAATGGCACTTGACCCACTTGTAACATTTGGTGTAAAACAAGTTCCAGAGAAATCAGAAAACGAAGTACTTTCAGCACAAGGGTGTGAGTGGAAGATATTCAAAGAACTTGCAGACAAATTGATTGCAAGAGAACTTACAGGACATGCGGCAAGAGATGCTATTGAACTTGTAATGTCAACTGCAACCGCAGAGCAATGGAATGGTTTCTATCGTAGAATTCTTATTAAAGATTTACGTTGTGGTGTTTCAGAAAAGACTGTAAACAAAGTTGCTAAAAGATTTAATGCTAAAGGCCAAACAAAATATGTAATTCCTACATTTACTTGTGCCTTAGCACATGACTCTGCTAACCATGAAAAGAAGATGTCTGGTAAGAAACAGATTGAAGTTAAACTTGATGGTGTAAGAGTTATTACAATCATACAAGGTGACAAGGTTGAGATGTTTAGTAGAAATGGTAAACAGTTTCATAACTTTGAACACATCATCGCAGAGATAAAAGAAGTATTAAAAGAAAAGCCTGCACCATATGACATTGTATTAGATGGTGAGGTAATGAGTGCTAACTTCCAAGACCTTATGAAACAGGTACATAGAAAGAGTGGTGGCAATGCCGACGATGCAGTATTGCATTTGTTTGACACTATTCCTTTAGCCGATTTCAAACAAGGTGGTTGGGATAAGCCACAAAGTTTTAGAAGCCTAATTACTAAACATTGGGTAGAAGAGAACCAGGACGTTTTAAAGCACGTACAAGCACTTGAATGGGAAGATGTAGACTTAGACACTCCCGAAGGTGAGAAACGCTTTGTAGAGCTGAATAAGACGGCTGTAGACGGTGGTTACGAAGGGGTTATGATTAAGGACGTTGAGGCTCCTTATGAATGTAAACGAACTCATGCATGGTTGAAAGCAAAACCATTTATTGAGGTAACATTGGAGGTTATGGATGTCGAAATTGGGACAGGACGTAACGAAGGAAGATTGGGAGCATTTGTCTGTGCCGGCAATGATGACGGTAAAGATATCAAAGTTAATTGTGGCTCCGGCTTTAGTGACAGTCAACGTGATAGTTTTTGGACTGATCGTAGTAGCATTGTTGGACAACTTGTTGAAGTGAGAGCAGATGCTATAACACAAAATCAAGACGGAACGTATAGTTTACGTTTTCCAAGATTTAAAACATTTCGTGAGTATAAAGGAGAAAAGTCATGAGAGAGTTTATCTACAATAGTTGGAATGGTATAATGGATCACAATAAGAATCCCTTAAGACACATTCCAGACATGCAAGTCAGACATATGGTAATGCAAGTATTGGCCTTTATGTGGTCAAGTGTATTTGCAATATTGATTGTTGATAGTGTATGGGCATTTGGAGTTAGTGCTATTGGACACGTGGTGTTTGTGTCAGCAATAGTCATTACAGTTGCAACATTTAAGGTTGCAGAAACGAATCCAGGAGCATTTAAGTTTAGGAAAGGATACCATTCACATGGTAGAGGTAGAAACTATACCATCTATCGTGACAAGGCTGGTGTAGTACATAAGGTATATCTGCCCCCAAACGATCCTGGTGGGGAACACGAATAGGAGTAAGTATGAAGATAGCAACAAAAGATCCGGGTGATGGTCACTTCGCGGTCAGCATAGTAAAAAGTATATTTAGATTTATAGCGTCTGGATTACTTGCAGTAGCAGGCTATAATTTGTGGACAGGAGAGATTATGTACACAGATTTTTTTATAACAGAAGTAGGGTTTCTAATGATGCTTTCAGGAGCAATGTTATTCCTTGCTGAAGTACTTGGAATTGTAGAGGAGATAGTATAATGATCGGAGAAGGTCCAATGAAGCAACATCTTGAAAGAGATACTGACGGCATGATCAAAGCAGAGTACACAACATACACAATAAAAAATGGTGTACTTCTTAAAGAAACGTCAACAAGACAGTTTCAAAAGAGTGGTGACTACCACGACTCTTTTTACAGTGATCCGTTAGTTCAAATCAAAGACGAGTAGTATGACTACAGATGAACAATCTGAATGGCCCGACTTCTCGACTTTCACACGCCAAAGCAATTGGAGAAACTTTATTCAAGAGATTTGGATGAAACACAAAGATGAAGTTATGGCATGGGAACAACGACAAGTTGACTACACTTTACAAGATTATTATCAACAACACAAATGGTTTTTACGAAGACTATTCAGAGCCGAAGGTGGTAAGGTAAACACCGAAGAATAATAATTATAAGCCATTTTTGCTTGACTTTTAATTATTAGACTATATAATATACAAAACTTGAGGAGAATTATAGATGGCTTTGACCGCCTTGAAGGGAATTAAAACAAAGAAAAGGAAACCTGTTCGTAGAGCAAAGAGTACGAACAGTGAAGTTACTTGGACAGAAGAAGATTTAAAAGACTGTAGTCCTGAGAACTTTGGCAGACGTTCGTCACAAGCATTAGATTATTATCGAATGGAATGTAAGTCAGCAGACTTTAAACGTTGGACGTTAGAATATATGGAAAAGCAAGATGCTTGGCGCCAACACGTTCCTAAATTTAAAAAGGTTCCCGAAAATAGATACAGTAGCACACTTGGCGGTATGTGTCGTATGCGATTGTTAGGTAAGCCAGATGTTAACGAAGCATACAACAAGTATTGGGAATCACTTGCAGGTACAATGGGTACACCTAAGCCTATGAGTGAAAGCATTAATAGATGGCTTGAAGAACTACAGTTCAAAGCAGATGCATTTCACAGACAGCAGGAAGAAGAAAAGAAGCAAGAAGAAAAGAAGAAGAATGTTCATGTTCCAACTATCCAAGAACGTATTTGGAATCAAATGTGTATCATGGACGAAAAGCCACAGGGTTGGTTAGATACTTGGGCTGATGATCCTCTTGCATTTAATCCTAAAGAATTTAATTTTAAGAAACATTTTTATGAGTTTAAGGTAACACAAGCACATGCCAGGAAACTTAAAGAGTGTTACGTAGACGAAATCAAGGAACTTTCAGAAGTACTTGACCCACCTAAACTGCCTGCAAATGCAACAGACCAAGAAAAAGATTGGGCGGCACAGTTAAAAGAAGGTTATGCTATCTTTAGTAAAACAGATATTAAAAAGAAACTACAAGCACTGAACACGTATATGGGTGCATTAGACGTAGTTATTGAAACTGCTAAGGCATCACGTAAGCCAC